TTAGCAGCAGGTTTGCCTAATAATGGTAGTGGATATAATGACTTTAGAAGATATGATAATTCATTGCATTTTGACAATAATTTCAACGGAACTAGTGCAGCGTCTCCAGTTGCTTGTGGAGTAGTCTGTCTTTACATGCAAACTAATCCAACCGCAAGTTCAAAAATAGTAAAAGAATGGATCAATAGAGATGGATCTAGGGTAGTTGGTACAGGGTTATACTTAGACCAATACACTGATAACACTACTGGCCTTTATTGGACAGGTTCATTCAACATGAGAGGTGCAGAAACACGCATCATCTATAATCCTTTTGCCAACAATACTGTTCCAACAATAAGTGGAATTAGTTTGACTGGAGTAAATCTATCCTATAAGTAAGCCACCCAAATAATCAACAACTAACTTTTGAAGTAATTGATGACTTTACTTTGAGAATAACAGTTATGGGTTCCGATAAAATACCACGATCATCAGACATTACACTTGCAAAATCCTAAATAGAAAGGTGTCGCAAAAGGAATATCTATGACATTAGATCTTCATAACTTTTTTAAGTATTATGATGAGAATAATGATAATCATGTAGCAGCAGTTCAATGGTTAGAAGATAACCTTCCTGCTGAGTTTATGGATGACTCAGAATCTGAGTGGATTGGTATTTACAGAACAAAACCACCAACTCCAGAAGTTCTTGCAGTTCCATATTTCAATCAAGTAGACAACTACAGAGATGCACATAGAACTTGCAACTCTTCATCGTGTGCTATGTGCCTTGCGTTCCTCAAACCAGGAAGCATCAAAGGTGATGATGAGTATGTTAAGAAAGTCTTTGCAATTGGTGACACGACTGACCACTCCGTTCAGACGAAAGTTCTGGCAGGTTATGGGGTTAAGTCACACTTTAGTTACAATCTTTCTTTTGCTGATATTGATAAGAGCCTTGATAGAGGCAAACCCGTTGTTATTGGTATTCTCCATCGTGGGTCTTTATCTAATCCTACTGGTGGGCATATGTGTGTAGTTATTGGTAAGACTCCAGATGGTAAAGGATATTATGTCAACGATCCATATGGTTCTTTAAACGATAACTATACTGGTCCAGTTACAAATGGTAAGAAGACCATTTACACCAAAGCAGTTCTTAAGCATCGTTGGTGCCCAGGTGGCAACGATGGTTGGGGTCGTATTTTTGACTGATAACTAAGGAGGATTACCAATGGCTAGAATAGACTTACACAACTTCTTCAAGTTTTATGACGAGAAGAATCCCAATCACGTCAAAGCGGTTCAGTGGTTAGAAGATAACCTCCCCGTTAAGTTCTTAGAGGACAATGTAGATTGGGCGGAGATTTACAGAGGAAAAAAGGGTAATGCTGCACCAGCATCAACTCCCGCTGCTGCAGCACCTGTAACTGGTGGCGATGATATGCCTATGATGGGCATCAAGTTGATCAAAGAGTTTGAAGGATGTCACTTAAAGGCATATCCTGATCCTCTTTCTGGGGGACTTCCAATCACCATTGGTTGGGGATCTACTCGCAAGAAAGATGGTTCTGCATTTAAACTGGGTGATGTAATCACTCAACAAGAAGCAGACGAACTTCTTATCAGTCAGTGCAAGAACCAGTTTCTTCCTGCACTTCGTAAGATTCCACATTGGAATGAAATGACTGATGGTAAGAGGGGTGCTCTACTCAGTTTTGCCTATAATCTGGGCGCTGGGTTCTATGGTGGATCTAACTTTAATACCATTACTCGTGTATTAAAGAATAAAGAATGGGATAAGGTTCCTGATGCACTTTATCTCTACCGCAATCCTGGTTCAAATGTAGAGGCAGGTCTTGCTCGTAGAAGAAAGGCAGAAGGCGAAGCGTGGAAAAAAGGATAAATAGTTACAATCATAACTGATTCTTGATCTTAACTGGTCTGAATCTACATAGTCCGAGTCCTCTGTGATTCGGTGAATACTTTACTTTTCATACTTCGGTTTGTTTCGTTTAGTACACACTGAACTCACAGAGGATTTTTATGTCTTACGCATCAAAGGCGCTTGCTGCGGCGTCTGCTTTGTTAATGGGCACTAGTGCAATCGCAGCACCATTAGTTTTAGAAGGAAACTATGTAAAGATTGGTGTTAATGATGCTGGAACTGTTGGTTCTGGCGGTAACACTTCTCCTGGTATTCTCTACGACTCCACAGGAACCGCAACATTTAATCCTGCATACGATTACCTAACTCCTGGTTCTCCTTTTGAGGGGTGGACTGTAAAAGGTATTGATACTGACGGCACCACAGTTCTTTTTAACTATGGCAATAATAATGCGAGTTACGCAAGTGTTAATGTAATCACAGGAACTCTTGTAGATTATTCTGGTGTCTCATATCGTGGTTTAACTTTTGATAATCGTGCCGTATGGTCTGGTTCAGTCACCGAGTTTGATATTGAGCACGACTATCGTTTTAATGACAATCAACAGTTTGTGGACATCAATACTCGTTTAGAGTTTAAGATGAATGTTCCTACATTATACTTTGGAAGATTCACTGACCCAGATGCAAGGGCAGCAGCAGGAGATAGTTCACAGACTCTGAATGTAAGAGGATATGCTGGTGGTGTTCCTGCCACGAATGTAGTTCTCTCAGAGGCACTTGCTTCCAAGTATGCTCTTGGACTATTCACTGCGGCAACTAACTCTAACACTGGTATCAGTGCTGGATGGACTACTGACCCGATTGATTATTACAACGGTGTAGATGATGGTGATGGAGACTATACCATCGGTATGGCATTTATGTTCTCTGGTATTAACACTGGGGATATCATTAACATTCAGTATGCTTATATCTTTGGCCCTTCATCCTATGATGCTGCTTCTGGTGCTGTTGCTGGTGGTGCTGGTGGTGCAACCTCATCATCCTTCACCGTTACTGATGTAGGTTCTGCTTCTGCTCCAACAACTCCATCAACTCCAACAGTCACAGGAACCACAACCACAAATACTGTAACAACTTCTACATCAACATCTGCAACAACATCAACATCTTATGTAACGAGAACTGAAACTTCCACTGATATTGATGGCAATCCAGTTGTAAGAACTTATACTGATACCGTAGTAACTACCACACCAGTTGATACAACTACAACTACAACAACCCCAGTTACTACAACCACATATTCTGACGGAACATCTACAACAACAAATGGAACTCCTGTTGTAACTTATTCCTCAGTAAATGGTTCTCCAACTTCCACAGTCACTGGATCCACATTAGATTCTACTGCGGTTACAAGACCTTCTATTGTAACTTCTAATGCTCCTACAGCCTCTTTACCAGTCGTAAGAGTATCTCTTACAGAACACGATGCTTCTGAGAATGATGGTGTTCAGAAGATTGATAGAAAACATACCACTTCAACTACAACTGGCATGACAAGAACTATCGTCAATACACCAGTTACAACAACTAGTGATGCTTCTGGAAATGAAACAGTTACAAATGGAACTCCTACAACAACTTATGAGTTCTGGAATGATGTAAATATTTCCTATGCCTATGATTCACTTACTGGTCGTGTAGATCAACACGAAGTTATGGGCGCAATAGGAGAAGGACTACAAGGACTATTAAACCACGAACCATCAGAACCAACCACTGATAGAGTTCGTGTATTCAGTAAGAACTATTATGCGTGGTCTTCTGCGGATAATGGGTATTCTGCAAAATCATTTATCTATGGTGGTGGTATTGAGATTGATATCAAACCAACCTGGACAATCGGTGCTCAATACAATAATGTAAATGTAAATCTAAATGGTGTTGATAGTACTTCCAAACTGAATAAGAGTCACATTGGTGTATTCAATATGCTTCGTGGAAATACACTCTCACTCTTAACTAATGCTGCGATTGCTCAGAACAGATATAATGTTTCTAGAACTGTTCAGGGTATCTTTAATAATGAAAGTTCCACAACAGGACAAGAGTGGTGGGTCAACAACAGACTCTTCTGGCACGCCCATAAGAACATTACTCCATTTGTGGGATACACTGTTAGAAACTATCGTAGAGATGCGTTCACTGAGAGTGGTTCTATTCAGTCTGCAAGAAGTGTTGATGCGGTTAATGAGACTTACCATACTGGTGAAATCGGTCTTTCTCTCTCCCATCGTTTCGGTGGTAAAAAGAACGATATGTTCGGTGTAAGTGTTGAAGGTTCTTATGCGACTGATAACTCTGTTGAGGTTGCTGCTTCTGTTGATTATAAGGAGATGGTCTTTATTGAAGGAGTTCATCAGATTCTTAATGGTGTTTCCAACACTGCCGTTGCTGCAAAGTTCAAATTTAAGTTCTAATTCCTAAATATAAAGGACATCATCACACGGACTGATGACAACTAAGAAAAACGAAAATGCTATGGGACAACTAATTCGTATATGTATCTTGGGTTGGTCTGCTGCTCTCCTTACCGCAAGTTATGCTGGTACTCTATCTAAGATGGATCCCACATTCATTGCAACCGTATTTACCGCTTCTGCTGCCACATTTGGTATTAATACAATGAAGAAAGGTGGTGATGATGAAGATGAGAAAAAGGAAGAAGAACCAAAAAGAGAGATGGTTGTTGAGGAGACACCATCAGTAGAACCAACTTGGGAAGATACTTCTTCTGATACAACTCTTGAGGAAAGAGTTGGTGCTCTTGAAGCCAAAGTAGAGGGTGAAGAAGGTGAGGGATTTGTTACCCCCCGTACAGTATAATGGCTAAATCTGCAAATAAGGGAAAGAAAGGTTCTGGTGGAAGTAAAAACTCCAAACAGAATCAAGGTAACGCAACTGCTAAAAAAGCAAAAAACGGCGGTAAGAAAAAGTAATGGAATTCATTGCTTTTATGATAGTCGGGTATGTTGAGTTAACTCCTGGTAATTGCCAGTTGGAATATTTTAGATACAATGAAGTACACTCGCTTGTAATTCCGTGCCACGAGAATGGAACACTCCAAAAAGGGAGTGTTGGAATGCTCCCATACATCAAATACTCAAAGCCATAGATAATCACACCCGCCTCTGGATGGAGACGGGTGATTATTGGCATGAGGAACAGGCACAAATATTACGAAATTATGTCAAAGAGCTTAAAGTTTGGATACATAAAGAAGAAGGATGGTGGGATGAATGAAAAAACTCCTCGCAACAATCGGGTTATCACTTGCATTAATCACTCCTGTGAGTGCTGAGTCCATCATAAAAACGCAACCAACGGTTAAAGCATACAGTCTCAATGCAATGGGATGTATGATTCTTCTAGAATGTACCGAAGGTGTAGAGAAACTTACCGTAGATTCTGCATTTCTTGCAGAGAAGGGCTTTGATCCATTCCGAGAAGAAATCAAAGCGATTATTTCTGGTTTAGATAAGGTCGGAGTACCTGTTTATGTTGCTCCAAAAAGATATTTCACACCAAGAACAATAGGTTTATACAAACCAGAATACAACAGGTTCTTTGTGAATGAAGAACTTATCCAGGATCCAAGAGAGTTCTTAGGAACAATGAGACACGAAGGATGGCATGTCGTTCAGGACTGTATGGGTGGTGGACTACAAACATCTTTTATGGCACAAGTTCATCAAGATTCTGAAATACCTTCTTGGGTGATGAAGATGACTCGTCTTTCTTATGAGAGTATGGGTCAAAGTCGTGCAGTGCCTTGGGAAGCAGATGCAAACTGGGCAGAAGAACAGTCCAATCAAACGGTTAGACACCTAGAAATGTGTGCAAATGGGCCTTTGTGGGATCAAGTTAAACCAACACCAATGACGAAAGAATGGTTGATTGGTTGTGGATGGATGAAACCACAAGATGGTTTGTATCCTTATTATCCTAATAAGAAGGTGGAGTATTGTACGCCAGGTAGATACTGATCACTTATCGTGATATTTTTTATATTGTTCTTGCTTTTGTTTTTTGTGTTCTTTTTTGAGTAACTTATTGACCTTTTTCATCTTAATATCTTTCTCAAACGCAAAGAATAGTTGCAACTCATAATCCGTTAGATCTTTACTGAGAAGTTTCTTACCTCTTACAAAGATCTGTTGGACGATGGGTTTCATTTTCTTTACCATCCATTCCACCATAGATTTGCCAACGAGTGCCGCAGCAACAGAAGCAGTAGCAGTGGTGCCAGCAAGAATAACCTGCTCTTTAGGTGGGATGGGAACTTCTCCAATAAGGGGCACTTCAATGACGGGCACTCCTAGATTATTTGAAGGTGGTTGATCGGAAATATTCCGATTATCCTTGTTTTCTTGAACAGGAATATGGACTTGTGGTAATACAGGTTTACTATCAGGAAGTCCTCTTGATTTTTCTTCTTTTTCTTCTTGTTCCTTTTGTTTTTCTGCTCTTACCGCAGCATCAAACTCTTCCTGAGTTGGAACATTAATAACTGGATATTTGATCGAAGGATCTGGCATACGAAACACTGGTAGTGCCAGTCCACGAATCAAAGATGGTGGAGTTGCCTGAACAACAGGAGGTTCTATTGTTGGTATGATACTTGGACCACCGATGCTTATATTTGATATTCCACTACCACCAATGTTCGGTATCTCACTCATTTTGATGCTGCCTGTTTCACAGAAGGATACTTCACAACGACATCAGAACATATTTTTGCATAAGGACTATCAGGATGGAATGTGATTCCATTCTTGATCGCTTCGCCACACTTTAAGAGTCTAACTAACTCAAAATCAAGTCTTGCTTTATCTGCTTCCGCTTGTTGTCTTTCCATTTCAACTCTTGCTCTTGCCTTACAGAGTTCGTGAAGACTCCCATCAAGAGGAAAGTTGAATCCCATACTAATACCAAAGTTCCCGTTTTGAGATTGGTATGTTGCAGGATCTTGACTACTATTAAAGTTCCCCAGTGCAAATGGGGAAATACTCATTGTTGGTCCTTGACAACTAACTCCTCCACCAAATGTGTTGACTGCATATGGGCCTTGTAATACTTGGACAGCCTGATTAGTAACATTGCCTGTAGCGGAAGCAGAAGGACCAGCAATGTTAGTATTACTAGGAGCTTGTTGAGCGTGGGATAATGTTCCATAAAACAAGACTCCTATTGCGTAAAGACCGATATAGAGTTTGTGGTGGATTTTTGTTCGGTAGTGCGATCTATCCATGTTTCTTTTGCCACTCCAGGACCGAGATAGGTTTCACTGAACTGGAATGGAGCACCGTTATTCATGATACTGTAACTTGTTCCTGGAGCAGGAGATCCAGGAATATTAATATTAGTTCCAGTCACAGTGTATGATGTGCCAGTTGTATATTCAACTTGACGAATAGTTTCTATAATCTTTGTAGTTGATGTAGTTTCTGCTGTGATAGTGCCCCTAGTAAAGTTAGGAACAACCGTATTCGCAAGTGCAGGTGCTTGGAGGGTGACAAGTGCAACCCCCGCACACAGGGCATAGCTCACCCTGCTTTTGAAACTTGAGGTAAATCCATCGAAAGACATAACGAAGTCCTCTCATTTCTTTACGGATTCACGACTGGGTTCTTCTGCTTGCGTGTGTAGTGGACATGCCATTACAGGCATACACCAGAGACAAATAAGTGCTAAGATTAGTAAGTTTTTCATTTGAATACGCTTAACTCAATAGATCTTTGAGCAGTTGCAGTTGTTCCAGCGTCACCAGCAGTTACTGTAGGAACCCCTGTCCCAGAAAGAGTACCAGCGAGACTTCCAGCAGTACCAGCAGCAGTAGAGGTAATATTTCCATAAGGTGCAATCGCGCCAGTGGAGACAGATGCAGGTGTGGTATCTGATTCAATCAAACTTTCTGAAAAAGTAAATGCTTGACCAGCAGTGTTAATATCGTATGTACCAGCACCACCTACACCGCCAAATGTAGTGGATTGGATGTTTGTGCCTGAAACGGAGTATTGTCCTCCGACTCTGATTGCTTGAGAAGCTGCAGCGTCAACCTTTAGTTGTATAGAGTCAGTGATTTTTGATGTGATTTCAGCGGCACTTACAGGAGTGATAAAGAATAGCGAAAAGGCCAATAATAGTCTTTTCATTTTTCTAAGGATTATTTGGGCGGCTTATTTATGGATTAAACTAATGCAAAAGATGTTGAACCAATCCCAGCAACAGTAAAGATTAATGTTGACCCTACAACACTTATTTGAACGGGAGTTGTTCCACCCACACTAATGAATCCTCCCGTAGATGTTGTAACTCCAGAAATTGATACATTGTTTGCTAATATTTGTCCACCAACCGTTAGATCAGTACTGATAGCAACATTGATTGCATTGATGTTTAAATTGTTTGGAGAGTCAATAGTTGGAGTTCCGGAAGAAGTGCTCTCAAATCTTGTTGCAGTTACAACACCACTGAATCTGCCGTCACCTTCAACTGTTAGAGCTGAAGATGATATAGTTGTTCCAATGCCAACATTTTTAGATGTGTGAATACCTGCTGCATTAACTGCCCATGTTCCTGCAGAACCTACACTACCAGATGAGGTTGAAGTGATAATAAAATTGCCTTCTGAAGTTTCTACAACATCTATGTTTGCACCAGCAGGATTGGATCCAAAAATGGCAGCATTTGCTAAATCAAAAGTTATATTAACATTGGTGAGATATCCTTGAGTTGCATGATTGCCCCAAGAATATGCAGTATTCCAATTAGATATATCAGTTGATGTAATTGTAGAAGCTGTGCCGGTAAATGCAACTCCACTTAAACCAGAACCATCTCCAATAAAAGATGTTGCTGTTACTACTCCAACATTAAGATTTGGTGTTCCTGTAAGACCCTGTGCAACTGTAGCAATTCCAGAAGCAGTTGCATATCCAACAACTGATTGTACTGTAGTTGGTACTGAAATGGTGACTCTACCAACTCCATCAGGGCCAGTAGAA